CCCACGTTGTAATCAGGTAATAACTATGTGATTTCACATCTACCGTTAGATAACGTAATCAGGTAGTTATCTATTACCAACTGCACTCTGGCATCGTGGCTCTATAGCCTGTTGGTTGAACTAACTACCTGATTACATCTGTTATCTAGTTACTTACTATGTGTGCCATGTAATGTGTCATACATATATTCCACATACCACGCACCCACATTGTATTTAGACTGGTCACTTAATCTGTTCCAGATTTCATACATATCGTTACCCCCTTTCATAACTATTACTCTTCCTTGAGAGAAATTCTGTTAATTACTCTCTATCTGTAATAACCCCGTCTTGGGTTTTCAGATGTACCAAATATCTCTCTCTATCTATTTACTTCTCTCTTGATTCTCTATCTGTTAAATCATTACTGAGAAAAAAATCCCTGCGCCGAATTTCCCACCATGTCATCACGTCATCACGACAATGTGAACTAATTGAACTTTCAACTAAGTAGTTGAACTTTCAACTATCTTCAAATAGTTACTTCGATGCGCCACGCTCATGTGTGAGCCACGTCACTAAATAGCCACCTCGCCAGAGGGCTCTCTCAGCCCTTATCAGCCCTGCTCTGGGGTCATTGGGTCAATATGGGGGGTAATCGCCTCTAATCGGGCTTCTAGGGCTTCTGAGGGCTATCTGAGCGTAAATCCCACACGCTCAAACACGCTTGTGCGCCAGACACGTTTCACCTATCTATTAGCAGGGTGTCGCACGTTGTCCGACATCTGTGGTTCAATTCTCCTAGCACACCCCCTGCGGAGTGACTCGAATCAGAATCTCTTAGGAGCATTCGAGACATAAACCGAAAGCGTGAAAAAGGCTAAAGAAGTAAATCGCAATAGCGGTGAACTGATTCGAACTATAACGAACCTCTAGGGGATTCGAATCAGGTGACGTAAAAGATTCGCACTTCAAATTACATAGAGACTAGATACACACGACTTAATTGCATTGGTCGTTACTGGAATAAATAAATGATTCTGTAATGGCGCAATTATTTTTCGTTGATAAATAAATGCAATATGCAAGCACTCAACGACAATTAAGTTACTTCGAAACGTTAATGAAAATTAATCGTGAATAGTGTGGGGCTAGTGAGATTCATGGAATGCAGTTATTAATAATCATGGAACGCCAGAAATGGTGCAGACAGTAACCAATCTGTTCGATAGCACGTTGAAGTTATTAATAACTGCATAGTGATTCTGCTTATGTATTTTCTGCATTCACCAGTAACTACCTTTCAAAGAAACGAACTGCTACTTACTGGTGAATGTGGTGAACACATAACGAAAGGCAACACAATGAAAAACACATATGCAATCGGTGACATCTACACCACAACGAAAACACAAGAGACTGGAACGATTAAAGAAATCGTTGTAATCAAACCAGACCTTGTAAAAATCCGACTCGATGTATCTGGTGACATTCGCTGGACTACATGGAAACCCGAATAACAACTACCAACCAAAAGGGAGCAACAAATGACATACGCAACTAAAATCACGAATATAAAAGCGATTGAATACATTCAGAATCGCATAAACTTTGATGCCAGCAACTTGCATGGCTATTTAATCTCTTCCTCACCAGACTGCTTCTCTCCTGCAACTGGTCGATTACCTTCTGACGTTGTATCTCAACTGCAATTAGATGAACCCGATTACATCGTCTACTCATACGGCACACCAATCGCATGGCATGGCAAATTCGGTTGGTCATTACCAGCAATCAAATACTCACAGACAACATCACGTCACCAATCAATCGTTAGGAGTGCAATCGCATGACACCACAATTCAATCTCAAAGAACTTGGTGTGATTCACATGGTCATGGATATGGCTATTGAGAACGCAGAAGAAATTGACGCACCACCTCACATAGTTGCGACGTTTCAATCGATTATCGAAAAGGTGCAACCACTCATTGATGAAGAATGCAAAATCTTCAATGAATTCCAAGAACTAACTACACAACTTGAAGATGTGGAACTTGCATCACGCATCGTCATTAAAAATCCTGATGCAGTTACAACTGAATACAACAACTAACCAACACAAAAGAAACGGAATAAAAATGTCAACATCTCTATTCGTACCAACACTTGAATCAACATCGCACTACATTCCACGAACATTCGCTGGCGATATCGAAGAATATAAAGTTTTCGACTTCGCACTTGATAACAACATGAACGTGTTATCCGAAGGTGCAACTGGAACTGGTAAAACTTCTGCGGTACTTGCGTACTGCGCCCAACGTCACCTGAACTTCTTCGCTGTTCCTTGCAATAGTGCAATCGACTTCACGCAGGTTATTGGTGGACTCTTCCCTAACGCTGACGGCAAACTTGAATGGGTCGACGGTGGTATCACCAAGATAGTTCGTGAGGGCGGTGTGCTTCTCATCAACGAATTAAATAATGCGCCAAAGAATCTCTCGCAGTATCTAATGTCATTACTTGATGACCGTCGTTCAATCACTCTCATGGGTCATGGCAACGAAGTTGTGAAGGCGCACCCAGACCTTCTCATTATCGCTGACCAGAATCCTCACTATCGTGGAACACAACTTCTCAATGAGGCTTGGAAAGATAGATTCGAAATTAAGTTGCGTTATGAATACGACAACGAGATTGAAAAGAAAATCGTTTCATCTTCATCACTTCTGGAACTTGCAAACGGTATTCGTGCAACATCACGACAGAACGAATACGCATCAGCAGATAGAGGCACAATCTTCGAAACACCAGTTTCACCTCGTCTGCTAAAAACATTCGAGAAGGTTGCAAAGGGATTGACATTCGACTTCGCTGTCGAGAACTTCATCAATAACTTCACAGATGAAGAACGTCCTGCAGTCAAAATGCTTCTAGAAGGCGTTACCTACAACATCAAGGCAGAACTTGGACTTGCTGTTGATTCAATTAAAACCGAACACGCAAACGTTTAAGGAGACATCGTGGAATACGGCGATTTAATGAAGGATTTGGAATTAGAACTTCAAGGCATCACTCGCAAAGAACTTGAAGAGCAGAAGGCTCGTGAAGAACTTAAGAAGCAAAAGTTAGAACGCTTCACACAATTTTTCGGTCGTGTTAATTCTGCTTTTACATTCCGCAAAGTAACGGTGAAGATTGAAGATTCACCACTTACTGCACCAGCATGGTCGACAGCATCAGAAGTTACTTTCAATTCCAGAATGATTGAAGAACTTGATTCTGCTCGTGCTATCGCTGGCATCAAGGGTCTAGACCTTCACGAGATATCACACATTCTCTATACATCTCGTGAGGGTTCAGAACTATTCGATTACGTCCGTGAAAATAAATTCTTCATGGCGTATAACTGCTTAGAAGATGCACGCATCGAATTCCTATTTACATCGAAGTATCCGTCAACGATTGATTGGTTCACATCAACTATCTTGATTCACTTCGTTGATAAGCCAGATGCGATTACATCTTCTTATCCGTTGCTCTGCGGTCGTAGATATCTACCTGTTGAATTGCGTGCTCGTTCTCGCAATCTCTATCCACATCAGGAACTTGTAGACGATATCTCTGCAGTAGTTAATGAATATCGTTCTCTTCTCTTCCCTGCAGATACTGAAAAAGGAAAAGAATTAATCGCCAAATTTCACGACCTGCTACAGCAGACTGGTGACGGCGAAGGCGGTAACGGTGACGGAGAAGGCGGTGAAGGCGGTACTGGCACTCGTACAGTTCGAGTCCGTATCTCTGACCCATTCGGTCACGGTTCACGTCCACATGAGGGCTTAGAAACCTCTGCACAGTCACGACCACAGCCAGCACGCAAGCAAGCAAACGATTTACAGAATGCTCTTGCTAACGACGGTGAAGATGACAAGGAACTTGCTGAATCATTAAAGAATGAAGATGTAATCGATATCGATATTGAATTCGATGATGCAGATGAATCTGATTCTGATGCTTCTGGTGATTCTGATTCTGATTCTGATGATGCAAACGATTCTGGTGATTCAACTGGTGGAGATTCTGCTGGTGATTCTGCTGGCGATATCGTCAACACATTAATTGACAATCTGCTTGATGAGATTCTCAACGATGCAGATAACGTCAAAGAATTAAATGACATCTTGCGACAACTTGGTGGAGTCACTTCTCTTTCTACCAATAAATCAAAAGAGCCAGAATTAAATCGTTACAACGCACTCACACCAGATGCAGATACATTCCATGCATCACTTGCATTCGGTCGTGAACTAGAACGTTTGCGTGCAACGTTCGACCCTGCTTGGGATAAATACCAGTCACAAGGTCGTATCGATGCACACAGATATCTTCGTGGCGATGACCTCGACACAGTATTCGACCAATGGAATGAAGGTCGTGAAGATGCAACTGAAATCGAATGCGTAATTGCACTCGATGTATCTGGTTCAATGTCTGGTAGCAAAGCAACGAATGCATATCGTGCGATGTACGCAATCAAACGTGCGTTAGACCGTATCGATGCAAACTGCACAGTCATTACATTCCACGACGATACAAACGTGTTGTATCGTGCAAAGGACAAGGCTGGCGCACAGATTCGTGATGCTGGTACTGGTGGTGGAACTGTTGCGAATGATGCAATCACTTACGCAACTAAGTTACTTGCTGAAACTGAAAAGCCAGTACGTCTCTTCGTTGCAATCACAGACGGTGATTGGTCTGGCAATCAGGAAATCAATCACGATGCAATCAAGCGCATGAATAATGCTGGTGTCCTTACTGCACTTGCATACATTCCTAGCGGTGAAGATGCAGTAACACTTGATACTGAAAAATCACATCATTGTGAAATCGGTACAGTCGTTCGTAATCCAATAGACCTAATCGGATTGGTTCGTTCGATAGTCAAACACGGAATCAATCGTCGATTGGTTTCACACTAGTTAGACGGTAGGGCGCAAAGTGCGCCCTACCTAATTATTTTCAGAAAAGGAATGCAAAGAAATGAAATTTACAGAACTTAATGTAGGAACTACTTATGCAGTTATTCCGTCATGGGATTACTCATCAGCAGATAAAAAGAATCCGTCAACAGTTCAACGTCGTTCTGTTGCAAAAGCAGAATTGATATCACTCGATAAATATGAGTATCAGGTATTTCGTAGTGAGACAGTTGACAACCCACAATTCAAACCAGCACCAAAAGGTTCTCGTTCAGTTGGATATCTCGTAGCATCAAGCGATTGGTCTAATGCAAATAACCCAGACGATAAAATTTATTGGCTTGCACGTCCGCAAGATATCGTCGCTGAATACACAACGCTTGAATCTCGTTGGGCTAAAGAAGAAGCCGAAGAAGAGAGAATCAGAAAAGAACATGAGGCTCGTCGTGCAGAAGAAGAACGTATCGAGAATGAGGCTCGTGCATACGCTGAACGCATAGTTACTTCATGCACAGAAGTTCTTGCATCAATTCTTGGTGACCGTATCAAGAACGTACAAGGCTCTGTATCACGCAAACGTGATTCAGTTACTGGTAACTACATTCCATGCGCCGAATTCGTTGTCGACGGTCGCACAATGCAATACCTTGCAGAAAAGATTCTAGAAGCACAGGACTTGGTGGCTTAATATGAACGTTCCAATTATCAATGTAAATAATTCTTCACTCGTTGAAGAATCAATATACGCAAAGCGACTTCGTGATTATTATTCAGGAAGTTACTATCAATCGTTGGGTCTTAATCAAGATTCAATATGGAATGGTCGCAAACGATTAAATGGCTATGCACAGATGCGAACTTCTCACATCACAATTCAAGAAGAGGAATACAAGGGTCACCAAATTGCGGTCGTTGGTTTTCATCGTGAGTTCCGTCATTACTTAGACCCAGTTACATATGAAAATGTAAGTGATTATTATCAGTTGCATAATTCAATTCTGGAATCTGACATTACAGAAGATGCAAGTTACATCGCATTCGGATACAAGATTGGTCATTCAGCAGAGCCAGTTGTAAATATCACTCACTCATATCAGTTCGCTATCATTAAAGGTACATTCGGAACTAATTCATTCGAAGCAACAATGAAGAAAGCAAAGAAACGTCTCGACCTGCACGCAAAGATAGATGCAGTTCGTGACGAACTTATTGCTCTTGCACCAGAACGTTGGGTTCAAGGAAGCACTCGCAGAGAAGAATTCATTCCATACAACGTGGTCGTTGGTGACAAGGTGTTCGTTCAAGCACATGGTCGACTTCGTAAGGGAATTGTCGTTGATACAACTGGTTCTCGATTCATAGTTGGTTATGTGACTCCTGCAAATCACAATGAGTTGAAATACAAAACTCTTCCGTTATCTCTTCTCTACAAACAGGAAAAGGTATGAGCAAATTAAAACTCACCAAACAATGCAGACAATGCAAAGAGGTGAAAGAACTTGAAAACTTTCACTACACAAAAGGTAACTACGTTGCACTCTGCACTCCATGCTTGCGAGAGCGACAACGTGGTTACTACGTCAATCGCAGAATCGATATCAAGAATTGGCTCTTCGATTATCTATCGCAGAACCCATGTATCGACTGCGGTGAAAGTGACCCGATGCGACTTGAATTCGACCACAGAGGCGATAAAGAATTCGTTATCGGTAAATCACTCGTTGGTAAGAGTAAATCTCTTGCAGACGTGCAAGCAGAAGTCGCAAAGTGCGACGTGCGATGCGCTAACTGTCACAAAGTGAAAACACATAGTGAACAGAACACTTGGAAATATCGAATGCATTTAGAAAGGAATCAAAATGTCTAAACAACATCTCACACGTCGTGGTTGGATAGTTCTTGTAATCATTCCAATCATTATTTTCTTATCGCTATTTACTTATGCCACTCGTGATATCTGCTACGTCGGTACTAAGTATGGAAACGTATTGGGTTATGGCTCATGCAACGACATGATTAATCGAGTAATTAATGGGGGCAAATAAAATGGCAACAGAAGAAAATCAGATTCGTATTGTGTGGAGTCCAGAAGATATTCAGGAACTCTGCCCAAACATGAGCGATGAAGAAGCAATCGAAGCACTCAATACAATCCGTGACACATTCAAAGACAGAGCAACCGAAGAGGGTTGGAACATTCTTGAAGGTGCGCTTGATTACTACGGATATCTAGAAGATGAAGAAGAGGAAAAATAAATGGGCTACGTCGAACTTATTCCAGTAACAGCAAACGAATTAGATATCTGTGACGAATGCTGTCAACAAGGATTGAAATCGTCAGGTAAAACTATTTACGGTGCTGATAACGAACCAGTTATCTTCTTCTGTTTCAACTGTATTCAAAAATATAAACTCTAAATAATCTTGTCGAATGCGAGTCAACGTAGGTTTTTACACCACGACATGGGTACTCATTTCTCCTACGAAGGACATTCACGACCTCTATGGTTTTCGCCTTCCTTTTATCCATAGAGCGAGATGTACCTGCTCGCATTCGACTTCCCATATAAGTAGAAAGGAAAAAAAATGTATCCGCTATCAATCGATGAAAAAAATACAATCATCTACAACTACATGAGTAAGATTAAATCAATCAATGAACTGTCAAAGGAACTTGGTATCGACAGACTCATCATTCGCAGATTCATATCCGATTACCTAGACAGATTGAAGAACAAAGCATGAACCAACATCAATCAGATTTAATTAATTCAATCGACTTCGCTAACGAATTTATGAAAGTGGTTCGTGGCTTCAAGACCGAACACGACCGACCTGACGGCTTGCCACAGGACGTTAAAGAACATCTTGCTAATGAACACCTCAACACTCTTATTGCAGAACGCAATCTAGAACCAGAGATGCTTATATGGGGAATGCTTCACATGATTGAAATCCTGTTGAAGTATTGCGATTTAACACCAGAGGATTTATCTGCTGTTATGGATAAGTTCGTAGAACACATTAAAAATAACCCAGAGATATATGGAGATAAAAATGAAAATGGTTAGACCAAAGAAAACGTTTTCTGTCGGATTCGAATTAACAACGAAGCGACCAGATATTGTCGATGCACCATGTCAATCAGTTGACCCAGAGACATTCTTCCCAGACCCGACGAACCTTCCGTTGATTCGTGAAGCGAAATCGTTATGCAAACAATGTAATCCAGAAACTAGAAACGAATGTCTATCTTTCGCCATGACCAACAAGATTGGTTATGGAATCTGGGGTGGACTTACTCAAGATGAAAGACGAAACGTTCGACGTAGGGAGAACAGAAATGAAAGTAAGAATTCGTTATGACCGAATGGCTAACAAGTACCGATATCGCAAATCAAATCGGCGTAAAGGTTCGAACGATATACAAGTATCGAGAGCGAGACACCCTTCCAACCCACGATGCGATGATTGGCAACAGACCAGTATGGAAACAGACAACAATCGACGATTGGATATTGAATCGTGATTCAAGTGAAGTGGAGATTCAACAATGAATAAAATAACTGTCGAAGTAAATGATGAATGGTTAGAGTTTCTTGGCGAAGTAAGTCGACACAATGACGGCTTCGTCTGGATAAAAGTAGAAAGGAATCTAAATGCCTAAATGTCTTGACTGCAATAACACCAAAGAATTCATAACTGCATTCGTTGAATTCGAAGTCTCAATTTTCGACGGAGATAAGTGCGTTGATAACTATGCAGGTGACCGAGAACGAATCGATAAAACGTATCCACCAGAATGCAAAGAATGCGGTGGAACGAAGATTGACGGAGATATCTAGAAAAGTAACTACGTCCAAATTCTTGGACGATATAAAAAGTTACTTCAAATCACATAAGCAGAATCCAGAATCTCACTAGGTGTATCTAGTCTCAATATGTGAAACCCAGACCAAATCGGTCTGGGCTTTTTTTTTTTGACTTGTAAGTTACTCACCAGTAACCTACTCATCAGTAACATGGCACAGATTGGGGGTGGCAGATGTACGTCGTAGAGCGTAACGGTCGGTGGACTGGTTATTACAGACAGGGCGGAAAACGCCGTTCTGCTGGCACATGGGGCACGAAAGTGGAAGCCGAATATCACGCCATGCAAGCAGGGGTATCGGGCGTTACAGAGCCTTCCAGAGCCGTATTTACCCTATCGGAATATCTGCAGGGCTGGTTCGAGACTGCAGACCTCATGCCTATCACGCTCAAGGGCTATAGGTCGGTTCTGGAAAGATTCGTTATGCCCGAATTAGGGGCGATGAAAGTAACTGCCATCTCAGCCCGCCACGTTTCAGACTTACTTGCCCGACTGAGGGCGCAGGGGGTCGGTAGCGCAACGGTGGCGCAGGTGAAGGCATCACTAGGTTCAGCCCTGTCTCGCCTTGTAGAGACTGGCGAACTGGCTAAGAACCCGACTAGGGGCATCAAGGTGAAGCAACGTCATGCAGATATCCAGAACGTTTTAGAGCCAGAAGAATTCAAAGAGATACTTAGCAATCTACCGACGCAAGGGGCAAAGTTACTTGCCCAGTTTCTAGCGGTATCGGGGTGCAGATTCGGTGAAGCGACCGAGATTCGGGTCAAAGACTTTAATTTCAGAAGCGGTGAGGTATATGTCCAAAGGCGAGTAAGTGACTTGGGAGCAAGCCATACCAGTAGGTTCATGGTCATTGATGCTACAAAGTCGGGTCACAAGAGAAGCCTTATCATAAGCAAAGCCCTACTACTAGAGATTCAGGGCTATGTCTCAGCAAAAGCATTACGAAAAGATGACCTGCTGTTCTCAAGGTTACTGGTAAGTGAACAGACTAAAATAAAGGCTTCTCGTGGCACAAAGCCTTCTCGACCATTCGAGAAGGACGGAAAAAAGTTCCAGCATGGAACGCTGTACGCCTACACGCATGGCAGATGCAGGTGCGGTGACTGTCTAGAGTCGGTGCGAAAGCACAGGCAAAAGGCAAAGCCATACCAGAAGCCATACCAGAAGCAACAGCGATTCATCGACCAAACGAGTCACCTGCCACGAGATGTATGGAGAACCATCTGGAACAAAGCAATAGACAAGTCCGCAATCGGTTGGAGTCCAAGAACCCATGACCTTCGGCACGCTAACGCTACTCACCTTCTAAAAAGTGGGGTAGATGTGCATGAGGTCAAGGAACGTCTAGGACATCAGTCGATAAAGACGACAGAGCGATACTTACATCGCCTTCGTCACAACCAGTCAAAGGCATCAGAAAGTGCCAGCGACTTTTTGGAGTGATGATGAAACATCTATCAAAGAATAAAGCAGTTGTAGGTTGGGCGATAGGAGTCCTAGTGGTTGGTTTACAGGTGGCTGGCAGCCATACTGCCGAAGCCTTGAAAGCCATACCACAAGCCCAATCACAACTATCGAATAAAGCATTGCGTGCTAAGACCCTTGCTCAGTACCACAACGCTGACCGTCTCACCAAGACAGACTTGGTGAAGTTACTTTCAGCCGTTGGGTTCACAGGCAAAGACCTACGAGAAGCATGGGCAATCGCAATGAAAGAATCACGAGGCAATCCTCTCTCCCATAACGGTAACCGAAAGACTGGAGATAACTCCTACGGGTTGTTCCAAGTCAATATGCTCGGTTCAATGGGTCAAGAGCGTAGGGATAAGTTCAATTTGGATTACAACGCCAAGTTGCTTGACCCTGTGGTTAATGCCCAAATCGCTTATCACATGAGCGACGGTGGCAAGGACTGGAGTGCATGGAAAGGAACTAAGACACCAGTAGTTCAAAATCTGATGGCGCAGTTCCCTACAAAAGCAATAGCAAAGCCATAGCAAAAGCATAGGCACATGGGAAGCCCCCCTAGCAATAGGGGGGTTATCTCCCAGAGACGGGGCGCAAGTGAAAGAAAAGCAATATAAAGACTACCTAGCATTAGCAAAGCCATACCAGAAGCAATACCAACAGCATCACGAACCTTTTATGGGTAATGAAGCCATTAAAAAGATTCAAGAGAAGCCTCTCATTGCTGAAGAAATAGACGCACTCTTCTGGGGCAAATTAGTTCAACTTGGTTGGCGCACAGATAACAACCCATTACTTGAAGGCACAGATTCCAAAGCCAGAACCACTCGGTTCGTCTATGTATGTCCAGACTGTGACCTACCACTTCATGCCCAGAATGTACTCACAGTAACTTTAAGCGTAGCCAAGAAGATGTGCGATGTTTCTTTGCTAAGAGACAAGTTGTTTAACCATAAGAAGATAGTCAAAGATTGCAAAGCCATACCAGAAGAGGAAGCAGAATGAAATGCTATGTAGAAGATTGCCTTCAAGAAGTTAAATGGTTCATATTTATTGATGCATCAATAGCATGCGATGAACATGCGCCAGCAGATTACTCAGAAGAACTCCAGTAAAAGCAAAAGCCCCACCAAAAGGTGAGGCTTAAGCCAAAGCAATACCAGAAGAGTTACTGGTTATCTTTAATTAACTTCACTTCGCAAGCATCGGTGGTGCAGTAAGCCTCACCAATAGCATCAGCAGCCATACCAGCGTAGACACCAGTCAAGTCAATAGGGAACAACTTCATAGTTCCTTCTTGCTCATACTCTTCGGCGCTAATCTGTGTGTAAGGCATCTGTGGGTAGACAGCATTACCAGAAGGCAAGAATGAAACAGTCTTAAGTTGACCGTCATACATATGCAAAGCCGTACCAATAGCCGAGGCTTCTGTCTCTGGGTCGAATGAAATAGTTACAGAAACAGAGTTGTCTGACCAGTAGCGTTGAGCAGTAGCAGCAAGTGCCATCTTCTCGTAGATACTGACATCCTTTTCACTGCGTTGTGCTTCTGACTTGATAGGGAAGAAGACGACAGAAGTCGTATCAGGAGATTCACTTGCTGGTTCTACTCTGTAGTTAGCCAACTTAAAGAGTGGCAACATTGGGTCAGAGTTAGAGAAACGAATCGCACGGTTGAAGTACTCTCCACCGACTGTCCAGTGAACTCCAGGAGATTCACCAGCCAAGATTGAGACTGTGCCTGATGGTTTAACTGTGGTCATCTTGATTGACTCACGAATACCAAGCCATTCAGAGTATGTGGTGTCATAAGTCTTAATGACTTTGTAACCCTCATCCATCCATGTACGAAGAACTGGCAAGCCCTTGTTATCTGCAAAGTTTGCTACCCCTGAGACAGATGTACCGATGCGACGGTTACGTTGCATGATTGCGTTTGTTTCTTCCCAATGTGTAGGCAAGAGAGTTACTGTCTTTGCATAGAGATAAGCGAACTTGAGTGTGCGCTTGAAGTCTTCCAAGTCCTTGTGACGATTGAGGTATGTCTCAACCAATGTGCAGCACTCGTATGATTCAAGAGATTGTTCAGCGCAAGGGTTGTATCCCGCAATGCGCCAATCCTTGTTGTTGATTGGGTCAGCAAGTCGACCGTATTGCTTTGAGATATCCATCCAAATAACTCCAGGCTCACCATTGCGGGCGATGCCTTCGATGATTGGGTCGAGGTTATCTCCCACGTTGACAGCCACGGAGTTGTTAGACATCCAGCCATGTGTCATACGCTCTGGGTACTTCTCGTAGTTCTTAAGGTTAAGGAACTCCTCGTCCTCAATGCGACCAATGAGTAGTTCTGCAGAACGACGAACGTTTCCAGAAACGACACAGACACCAATCATGTTGCCGATATCAGCAATGTCACGGCGAGTAAGTAACTGTCCAGCACGGCCCTCAAACATCTTGTGCAAGTACTCATGTAACTTGATTAGCGGGTCTGGCCCTGCTGCTGTTCCTCCAAAGGTTTTAATCGGAACACCTGCTGGGCGGATTTCTGAGTAGTCAAAGATAGGCTTCTTCGTATCTGGCTTAAGGTAGCAATCGATGATTGCGGCAGTTGATTTGACCCAACCTTCTCTGGTATCTGGGATGACACTTGTAACTTCTCCTTGTGGTGCATAGATGGTGAATTCCTTGTCAGCGCCCTTGTCATCAAAGCCAACTCCCACACCCAACATGGATGCTTCCATGAGGAATGCAAAAGGCTTTGATGGTTCGACCTTGTTCATGGAGCCAGTTGATACGAAGGCACAGTTCTGCAAGGCTGCAGAGTTGCGGTGCTCGTTGACGATAGCCGTACCCATTACCCAAAGCCCACGTCCTGGCGGTGTCCACTTCAATTCAAAGAGGCGGTCAAAGGCTTCCTTTGCAGAGGATGCAGCCTTAGCGTCAGACCATGGCAGACGGTTAGTTTTGGCGTGGTCTTTCTGGAGTGAGTACATCCCGTTGATGACTCTCTCGCATACGTCTGCCCATGTCTCCTTAGTACCATCTTCCTTGAGTCGTGAATAGGTTCTGAGAAAAGTAATCTCTCCTACCGAATTTCCTGCTGCGTCTCGGTAACCGAATGGTGCCTTCTTGCCTCTATATGGCGCCACAAAATCTTCGGCTAGTTTAAATGAGAACGTTGTCATAACCCCTACCATTTCTATAAATGTGCAAATACCCCTCAGTGGGTTGCCTAGTATTACGCTTGGAACCCTATCAGGTATATGTCAATAAGGTGAAGTGCTAAAGCAGAACTTGAGGGGCTAAACTATCCTCCACTTTGCTCCACTGTGTTCCACGCCACTCCACTTGCTGTTATCAGATACTACTTATCTTCAATCGATTCGGAGATAATCTTGGTGACAGTCTCTTCTTTTAATGTTTCTGGTAATTCTTTCAGTGCTTGAGCACGGTCACCAAAGATGGCAGAGAGCACTCCGCCAGAAGATTGGCGCTGTGCAGTAATCTGAATGAACTCTTTGTTGGTCTCCATATCCTTAACTTGACCAACCAACTTGTAGAGTCTGTCGATTTCTTGCGAGAGGTTAGGGTCTGCATAACCACCATTCATTTCT